CATCATCAGTCTTTTCAGGAATAATTAGAGAGATCTGTTGCTCAAATGCTTCTAACTCGAAAGCATCTGCCGACAACGTAAATACGCCAGTACGCTCTACCCCTTTTTCTGGAATTGTTATATCTGCCGTATTGGCAAATAATACGTCATTGCTTACAAACTGGAAATCATTATCATCTACGACTAACGCTCTAACGTCAAAGCTCAACGCTATTCCGCTAAGGGTGTCCCAGTTATATAGACCGCTTGTTGTCCCAAGGTAAGCATCATCTTCAATAATATATGTTGAGATATAATCTCCTATCCCAACTGTTGTTCTAACGGTTGAGTCTTTATGTCTAAACTGATTATTAGTAGACATCCAATATGCCTCATCTGACTCCATATAAAACGAATTAAGATTTATATTTGTCGCTTGATATGTATAGTAATCAATTTGACTATCGCTTCCAACTGTATTGTACTTTGCAACTTTAAAATGTGTATCAGTAAATGGCCCTACGTATGTGCCACCGTTTGTGCGACCTCGCCATTCCTGCTTCTGTGACAAACAAGCATATATGCCTGTATCATCAGCATAAAAATAAGGATCGCTAATTGTTTCTTCGGTAGATTGAACATATAACGGAACGTAATATCCATAAGGAGATCCGCTTGTCCATGCACCAACATACAGCAAATTCCATGACCAAGAGTTAAACCAGTCAGAGCCGAGCAAAACAATAGAACAATCAACAGCGTTTATTTTATAAAAACGGTATAGCGTATCTTCTTTAGTTACAACATATATGTCTTTACTAACATTAGTATTCCAGACAATATCACCATACATTGACTCGAAGCTATTATTTGTGACTATATCTTCACCGCCATCATCTTCTGCATAATATAATAAATATTTACCAAGATGTCGTTTTACCATAAACTTTGATCCATCATTATAATCCATGGCATACACAATGTTTGTAAATCCAAGGTCATAATAAGATCCATAGTTATAAACAGGATTACTTTCATGCGAATTGTCATATTCAAAGGTTATCGCATAGTTAAATATACCAGTGAGATTACCGCTTACACCATCAATTATACCAGAGCTAAATGATTGTGCTGGTTCCTTATATCCAAGTTCAAAATAATCTTCCCTAGAATCATCGTATTTAATCATGTCGCTACCAAAGAAATAAATATCATCACCAATGTTTGTATAATGATTAACGTTATAAGTTGCAATCTTTTCTTTATATTCTATAAGGGTATCAAGTATGTATGCGTTATTAACTCTATCGTCTATGTTTATAATATCATCATCAAAACTTCTTCTATAGGCAAAGCCTTTCCTGGAAACAATAGATCCCTGAACAGCAAAGTCCATGTTTGTCATATCAACACAGCGTCCAGCCTTAAGCTTCTCAGCAGAAGTCTTTTGGTCTATTCCTTTAAAATCATTTATCCTTAAGTAGTCTGCGAAACTAAATGATGCCAGCGTTATAATTAGAATTATTAGTAGTTTTTGAACACCTTGGATCCTCCTCGTTTTTGCGTTAAATGGTTTATACTTCAATGCTTCAAGTCTGCTTATCTTTTCCCAATCACCACCAGGTATTTTATAAAAATCTCTTTTCATCCTGGCTCCAAGATCGTTGTTAACTTTCAATGATTTAAAAATCAAGAAATATAAAACTGAAAGCTCGTAGTCCTTATCAAAATATTCGCTAAACTCTTTAGTTAGATCAGCTTCAACTATGTCTACCCATTTACTAACTGTCTCCAGCTTAATAGTATAAGACTTGTCGGGAGTAGGATAGACAACTAATTGCTTATCCTTTATCGACATATACCTGGGCGCTCCGGTTACTTCTCCGCTACGATAATCTAGCTCAGAAAAGTTTGAGGGATCTAGCATTACTAGAGGATAATCGCTTCCTCCATCATTCCACCTTGCATGTACAGGGAACCACATTTTCTGTTGGAAAATCGTAACTAATAACGTCTTTAATGGTAAAGAACCCATCGTCCATCGAAGTATCTTTCCCTAGCTCCTTAAGATCAGACCCAAACTTATTTAAAACCCTAAGCAGTATTCCGTTGCTGTACTGCGGTTTTGTCTGTTTGTCATCCATGTATAATCTTGCATCGTTAAATAAATCCTGCAGTGTTCCCATTATGATATCCTCTCTAGTGCTTCACTTCGTCCAACATCATTAGGAGTAGTGACATATCCGCCCACCTTTGGCGCAATATCAAAATCAATAGCATCTTCATATATCTTTGATATTATCTCAGAACAAAAGTATTTTTTCTCATCATTTAGATAAGGTCTTCTTTGCCTTAACCATTTTAAGATTAAGCATCTTTCCTATTGCCGACATAACAGTTGGAATAAGCCCAACATAGTCATATTCTCTTCCATTATATAATCGCACCTTATCAAGCAAGCTATCTACCTGCTGAGCATTAAGGCCACCTTTTACTCTATAGACATCAATCATACTAAAATCATCCTTAGAAATAGGGTACATTCCAAAAAGCCCACCGGCCCTAGCTTCAGCTTTCATGCCAACACCAACGAACATGGCCGTATGAGAATAGCCTCCACCTAAAGTGAAGAAGTCTATTACTTTTCCCCACCAATCATTTTTCGCTATTTTGAACTGCATTATATCCCCAACTTGTAATTTATATAGGCTTAACATTACTTATACATCCACTCAGCTTTTTATTTCTAATATCAATATGAAGAAGCGTGTTTCCGATACCTAGACCGATAGTAAGCAATCTTCTCTCTGCAAATTTCTTAACCTTTTCAGCTAGCACATCTCCAGATATTCTATCTGGCCCATCCCAAGCATTAATATCTACAGCAAGTAAATACTCGCTGTCCCAACTTGGAAGATGCCTTGATCCCCAGGGTATTAAATCGAACAAGCTCTTATCTCTAGAAAGATGGCCCTCATCACAAAGCTTAGCGTATATAGCTATATGCTCTTTAGGAGTACGAGCGCTGTCAGTAATAACAATATCGTATTCTTCCTCCAGATCCTGATGATAGAACTATATCGGGATGTAATGTCGCTCCAATGTTTTATATCGTTCATATTATCATCCTATCCAAGAAAAATCCTTACTAATCCTGAGATACCACTTACCATTACAAATGCAACTATTACCTTTAATCTAAAATTATAAAACGTTTTTTTGAAATTACTAAAATCATCTTTCTTAAATTCACTAAAACATTTATTGGTAACAAAACTAGCTCTAATAAGAGCAAACTGAACCTTGTTCTCTTCCTTTATTATTTCCCTTATCTTTTCGTAATCCAAAATATCTCCTAAAAATTAAATTGCTTATTAAATCTTAATTTAAAACTATCAATATCTTGATTGAAAAATATAACGTCAGGAGAAGCTCCTGCATACTTGTTTCTAACTGAATGTGTATAGATAGCTTCTAAATCTCCGAAAATGCCACCTATAGACCAATCTGCCCTATCTCCGTAATGATTAAACGAATACATAGAAGCTCTTGGTGCTGTGTACTGCTGGCTAAACCCTAATCCGAAATATGCACCATATATTATATTGGTTAATAGATCATCTTTATAAATTATTGGAACTATATCAATAACCTTAACACTAGCCTTGGCCAATAGCTCAAGGCCAGCATCTCCGTTTACTATCTTAAAGTTCTCAACGCTGGTGGTGAAATTAACAACACCAGCAAAGCTGAGAGATACTAATAATATTAGTAAAACTTTTTTCATTACTCGTTAAGACCTCCGAAAGCATCGAACTTATCAGAATATGGGTCGTTCTTATCACAAACCAACTTCTCGGCATCGGTCATATCACTATACATTTTAATAGTATAAGTGTTCATGCCTTTTGCTGGCTCACTTATCTTAGCGTTTGCGTTAGTACCATCTACGATTCCACATAGACTACCTACGTATAACGCTACTGCGATAATACCTGTCAAAGCTAAAACACTAATCGAACCGTTTCTTTTACCCATATCTGTCTCCTTTTCTTTATTGCGCAACAAAATATTAACTTTTATAAATCAGTAAACGATAATAGTAGTATTAGTAGTAGTTTCATTACCATGTTGCTATCGCTATTCTTTTCCAAGTGTTTGTTGCGGTACACACATAAATATAATCAGCATCATAAGCTATTGTTCCTGCTGTTCCAGTAGCAGAAGCACTAGCTGGTGTTTTAGTCGTTGTGATTAAATCTCCACCAACGCTTACATCACCTTTTAAATATGTGTCTGTAATATCATCATTTCCAAGTGTTACAGTATTACTTCCAGCCCCTACTGCTCCATTTCCTATTACTGTTTCGTTTGTATCTCCGTCTGCAAGAGCTTTTGTATCAGCACCAATAAAAGTATTATATGTACCTGTTTCATTAGCTGTTGTTCCATCAGCGATATAGCGACCTGCTTGATATCCAGTAGCAGTGTTATTGCTTCCTGTGGTGTTGGCGTAGAGAGAATAATATCCATTAGCAGTGTTACGGATTCCTGTGGTGTTGTAGTAGAGAGATTTATATCCAGTAGCAGTGTTATAGCCTCCTGTGGTGTTGTAGTAGAGAGATTGAACTCCAACTCCTACATTTCTGTTGTCAGTTCCGTCATCATTTAATCCAGCTCCTTCTCCTACGAATACTGAACTACCTCCGTCATTTAGAGATATTTTACCAGTTATCCCGACATCATCACTAAAAGTACCTGTAGTACCTGATATGCCACCAGTGAATGTACCTGTAGTGGCACTTAATGATCCATCTATTACCGCATCTCCAGAAACTTTTAAGTCTCCAGTTGTCGCTATATTCCCGGCAACTAAACTATCTACAGTTACCGCTCCAGCTTCTAAGAAATTTATGGACGCAGTACCCTCTGATATAAACTGCTCTCTGGCAGTAACTATTTTACCAGTAACCTTTGTTTGATTTATGCTAAACCCGATAGATCCTGTTAACAATATCGATATGATTAATAGGCTGAGATATTTTTCATTTATTACTCCTTAATTTATATTGATTGCCATTCGGTGCCATCTGACACGATGGTCATCACCCGATTAACAGTTGTCAAAGTTTGTGTAAGTTCACTGTCTATTGTTTCGCTAGCATCACCTGATATGGTTACAGAGTTTTCGCTATCATCTGTTTTCTTGATTGTATATTGCAGTTTTTCTGCTTGTGCCGGAAGTGTTACAACTATCACGTTACTTGTAGCGTTACAGAAAATATATTCCCTGGTAGATGCTGTGTAATCAGCCGTAATAGTTATCTGACTATGGTTTATAAGCTGGTACGGAGTGACATCTCCATATATTACCGCTTCCCCTCCTATTGATACCGGAGATCCTGATATAAAATTAAGAGAGTCTGTCTCGATAGTATCAAGCTGAGATGTTCCTTCAGAGATAAATCCTTCTCTGGCCCTTATAATTTTACCGATAACCTTTGTTTGATTTATGCTAAACCCTAATGATCCTGTTAACAATATCGATATGATTAATAGACTGAGATTATTTTTTCATTTATTACTCCTAAAGTTTGTTTTGTATACTTTTATTGTACATTTTATTCACAAATTATTCTACATTAAGCTATCTTATCTCTATTAACGCCACTATTCCTTGATCTCCAGCTATTGTACTTAATGTTGTATTTGCTACCATGCTTACCACCTTTACTTTATATTGTATGTTCTTTATTAATTTTTATCAAATTAACCTTATTTTCTTCTATTACCTTGTCGCATACCTTGACCTTTTCTATCTCCAACTTTACCTACTCTGGGTTTATTCCCGCATGAACCTTTTTTATTTGACATCTTGTCCTCCTTATTTTGTAACAACATTAGCTAAACGATAATAGTAGTATTAGTAAAAACTTCTTCATTACCATGTTGCTATTGCAATCCTTTTCCAAGTATCTGTTGCTCTACATACATAAATATAATCAGCATCATAGGCTATTGTTCCTGCTGTTCCAGTAGCAGAAGCACTAGCTGGTGTTTTAGTTGTTGTGATTAAATCTCCGCCAACGCTTACATCTCCTGCAACATTAACATCTGCTGTGTAGGTGGATTTCCAGATAGAACCATTATAAACACAAGCATATACATCATTTCCGATAGCTGTCATTCCATGCCAACCTTTATTCCCTGTAACCAAATCAACGAAAGCTCCACTTTCACCTTCTCTAACCTTGATGCTCTCAATAGCAACAGTTTTACCTGTGCTGGGTGCTTTAATTATCGGCATAGTTGATTCTATTGCTGTTAATGGGCCATTAACATTTATCTCACTAAACGTACCTGTAGTACCTGATATACCACCACTAGAAGTAACTGCTCCTGCGTTCCATACGCCTGTTGTGATAGTTCCTACGCTTGTCAGCGAAGATGTTACTACGCTACTAGCTAGTTCTGTACCACTAAGAGTATTTGCATCTGCTGTAACTGTGATAGGAGCTGAACCATCAAAGTCTACTCCGTTAATTGCTCTAGGTGTTTCTAAAGCTGTAGCACTTCCAGCATTTCCTGTTACTGTAGTCTGAACAATATTAGGAGCAGTATTACTAAATACTGTTCCTGTTAGTAGCAAATCATCACCAGCAGTATAAGTCGTGTCTACATAGCTTGTTATATACCCAGCACCGTTAGTTATTGCGTTATTGTTTAAAGATATATTAGCTGTTCCATCAAAACTAACACCTGCTATTGCTCTAGGTGTTAATAATGTTACTGCTGTTGTTGCTGCTCCAGAAGTACAAACTGTATTATCACCTGTATTAGTTCCTGATAAATTGCCAAGATTAGTTATATCTGTTGCTGTTACAAACTTATTAGCCCCTTCGGTTATATCGTCTGTATCATCAGTAGCTATATCAAAGTAATTAGTAGTATCTAATCCAACTTCTCCAGAAGTTACTTTTAATAATCCTGTACCAGTAACAGTTCCATTAGTAAATGTTTGAGCAGGGTCTTGGTCAAGTAAAAGAGATACACCTCCAGCAGTAGTATAATAAGCCAATGATGTCCAAACAGTAGTGCCATCCCCTATTTTTATTTTAAGTGTATCTGTTTCAATTCCCATCTCACCTTGTGCTAATGTTGGGTTTGCCGAAGTCCAATTCGCTTCCGTATCTCTTCTTATTTGTATTCTTGAAGCCATTATGCCCCACCTCCATCTGATATTTGTGATATTAAATACACTGAATTAGCAAATCCACCATCTAAATCGACATTAGAATCAACGTAATATTTATTAGCTATATGTAAATCGCTAGTAGGTGCTATTACAGAAGCACTGCCATTGATTATGCTTTGTGGTGTTGTCTGGTCTAGATGTAGATATGCAGTGAGGTATTTTTCTATAATGTCCCTTAGCTCATCTTCGTTCGGAACCCACCCGACCATCTAGTTTCTCCATTTCTTGCTTATGCTAACTGTTAATTCTCCAGGAGAAGATCCTAAGCTGTCCACCTTGGTCTTTAATTGTATGTATGGAAGCGTTCCTATGTCGAACTCGTAATAAACCTTAGAATAGCCAGTGTCGGTTAGCTGTCTTGTCCTTACTCCGTATAATTCGTACTCTCCGGAATCTAACGAAGACAGGCCGACAACTTTTATATTTAGAGTAAGACTGTCATTTGACGTATAGTCAACATAAATTCCGGCCCTTGTATATCCTTCCATGTTGATAGGATCTCCAATATTTGCATAGTTTGAGCTAACATTAGAAGACGCTACAAGTTCTCCGGCAACAGTAAACTGCTCCCACATATTTTCTATGCTAGGAATACGCCTAGTGAGAATGTTTCCGGTAATATAAATGTCGCTTGCGCTATAATTAGGAATAGTTATATAAGCTCTGCTTCCGGGAAAATCTGTAATAGTTTTTCCGTTGATCATTTCGATATTTGATATTCCGTAAGATCTTCCATCTCTCCACTCAACATTCAGAGAGGCTATGTTCGGTATGTTATATTCTATTGAAGCGTAGCCTCCGATACCGCCTACAACTAAATCTATTGAAGTATTGGCAGATATTACTTGTCCAAAAAAGAAACTTCTACAAATTCTTCTCCAGCATAAAAATCTGCACTAGGAAGAAACTCTTTTACATAAGCTCCGAATAGGAAACTAAATAAAATAAAAGTATCGCCTTTTTAAACACGATTACTTTATCCGTATAATATAGTTATTGCGCCAACAGTAGTTCCGTTAGAAGTGCTTAGTATTTTCTGAACTCCGCTAATATCCATCTGGCCAGCAACAACAGTAAGTGTTTTTGCATCTCCTACGCTATTGGTAAACTTCAGTGTTCCTCCAGTGCTAAAATAAAGTCCTCTACAGATAAGCATCCTGCTACCATAATATATTGGTTCTACAGTATAATCACTTGTAAGTACAACATTAACAACATCAACTACTTCCTTATTTCCATTAGTCATAATAAACTCCTTAGATTATTTCATTACTTTCATTATCGCAAATTTTTAGTGAATACCCAAGACTATGCTAGAATTTGAAGCTTAATCCAAACGTTAGCGTATTGTCCTGGCCTCTGTTGCTATATACGTTATGGGCCGTAAGTTGTGCTTTTATGTTTTTGTTTATATTAAAGTAAATTTCTGACTTAGACGTAAAGTCTCGCTCAATAAGAGTTGCCGTATATTTAAACCCAAACTCTTTGAAATCCTTCCATGCCTTATACCTCCATGACAACATTATGTCACTTTTCCCTGTTTCTGATACTAGAGCCAGGCTTATCTTATGAGTGAAGAATAAATCATCAAGCATATAGTAAGATCCGATACCTGTTCTTAAATAATCAGAATTCATTCTATTGTGATAAAAGTAGTTAGTGAAAACAAAAGGAACTATCTTGGCCTTTAAATTCCAATCAACTCCAGCATAGATGTCCAATCTAGTCGTGCTAGATGACTCGTAATACTCTCCGGAGACATAACTCTTATGGTAATCATCAGAAGCATCGAAAGAAGCTCCGTATAGCTTATAAAAAGTGCTGTTGTCGTTATAGTGAGAAAGGTCGAAAGAAACAGCCGGGAAAGAAAGCCCGGCTGTTATTAAAAATCCTAATAGAAGAGAGAGTAGCTTATGCTTCATACTTTTTAGAAGCGATAATCTGATCGACTATTTTATCTTTTAAAGTTTCAGTAAGCTCGATCTCATACTTAACAGCTAGCTCCTTAAGCTCTGCAACTGTCATATCATCAAGTAACTTTTCAAGAGGAGAGTCTGGAAGCTCAATGTCCATCTCTATAACCTTCTGAATAATATTAAGCTCAGCATCTCTTCTTGCAACTAGCGCATCAGATTTAGCATTAAGCTTTTCATCATTATCAGCTTTAAGCTTATTGATAACTTTTAAATACTCAGTTCCAACATCTTTAATGTCTTCTTCTCTAGTAGCTTTTAATTCAGAAACCTTTTCTGCGATACCTGCTTCTTCTCTAGCTAACTTACTTTTATAAGTTTCTAGTCTAGCTTGAGCAGATGCTATTTCTTTTTCAACAGTTAGTCTGTCAGTCATAGGCATCTCAGGACTTGTTTTCAACACGGATTCTTGTTTAAATATAAACATCTCGTCCTTAGAAACAGCACCCTTATTCTTAAGCATAGCAGTAACAAGCATCTGTCTAAGTGACTCTACATCTGATCCCATTTTTACACGCAAATCTGATTGTTTGTTCTGCATTTCTTTTATCATGGCTTCTTCTTTAGAATTCTGTAATTCTTGAAGAGCCAAAAGGATATCATCATTTCTAGTATCAATCATTATAAACTTTGCTTTTCTAAAGAAAATAAGGTTCAAATTATAATTCAAAATTAACGTTGCATATAAGCTAACAAGTTTTTCTTTAAACTTTGCGCTATATGGATCAAGCGCTCCCTTTTGCTTTTAATTCCTCAAAACAATCAACAACTATTTTTCCTAGGAGAAACAGTTATATTAACTCCTTCAACAGCCATCTGTCTTCCTGAGGGAAGCATATATCCTGTAAATTTAACTAAGTAATTGTTCATGGTCAACTCCCTTTAGGTTAATCAGGGTAGCGCTAAGACTACCCTGTCGGTTTATCTATTATCAATCTTATCTTGGCAATACTGGTCTTAACAAATCTTACGATGCGTAAACGAAATCAATAACAATATTGTTCGCAATGTTCTGAGTATCTTTTACCAGAACTCCACCTTCCCAATAGTTAACCCCAATACCTTGCTCAAAGTTATAATCATAATTTTGACCAGTAAAATATGGAGCTGATTGGTGAGAAATATAAGCATTTGCACCAAGAGCCATTACAGCAGAACTAAGAACAATTATCTTATCTCCTGCCTTAAGAACGATAGCATCACCAGAAGCGTTTGCTACGTTAATAGTGTACGAAGTTGCACTAGAACCTAATTTAATAGTTATCCCAGAAATTAATGTACCATCAGCTTGAACTATCTTACAAAGAACTCCAGCACTAGTAGCTCCAGCAGAAGCCATGTAGTCAGTAAGATACTGAGTAAAACTCAATAACACCAGAAGTGTCATTAGTGTAATCATCATAAGTGCCTGTATCTGGATCATAAGTTGGAAGACCAAACTGTTAAAGTCTACATTAGCACTGTTAGCTAAAGATGCAGTATCTTTAGCAATTATAAGTTCAGGTCTTAATGGAGAACCAAACCCTACTCTTGGCTCAACAGGTATGATTGCCATATTCTGTTTTTTACCATAAGCAATTTTTGCTAACGGAGATTCCCATCCATGACCTTCAAAATATGTATCAAGGAAAGCTGAGAAGTCAGTAGAAGCTATCATGGCTTCAGCAACAGTCTCATCAACTAACATTACATATCCCCTAAAGCTATTACCGTTTTCTGAGTCATCTGACATCCAAACTGGAGAAGCATTATAGCGAGCCAAAGTTTTCTTTAGAACAACGAATGTATCGTCATCTAAAATATGAGAAGAAGTGATAGAAGCAAACGCTCCTACAGCACCATTACCGTATGATTTTAAAACAGCACCGCTCATCATTCTTGAAATATCTTGATTCTGTTTATCGTTTGCGTTCCATTCGGAAAGCAAAGATCTTTGGTCCAACATATAATCTGCTTCAGAGATATCAGCATTAGGAATATACTCATCATTCGCAACAGCATGTCTTCTGAACTGAGCTGTATAACTAAAAGTATTTTTTCTTACTTTTTCTTCTTTACCAGTCAATGAAGCCTGATTAGTTACACCAGCACCAATTAATTTAGCTTTGTTATGGTAAGTCATTTTATATGCTTCGCTTGGGCTAGGATATTTAGTTCTTAATCCTGGATCATCTTGTCTCACGATAGCGTTTGAATAATCCTTAAGATATTCAAAAATAGCCATCTCTCTTCTATCATCAATAGCCTGGTCAGACCATACTTCTACAACTGAACCAGCGTTTGAACTTGTGTTAAAATTTAATGTAGTCATCGTTTACCCCTTTATCGTTTTTTGTTTGACCTTACAAAGTTCGCCAACTTCGTAAAATACTTTTGTCTTTCGTCTTTCGGCAGTTTCTTAAATTCTTTAGCGTTTTTCTTGTGATAAGTAGGATCAAAATCCTTCAACTCAGCAGGATCACCACCACCATCATAACCATCACTACCTTCTTCTTTCTCGAACCCATAAGCCTTAGCTCTTTTTTTCTCAGCATCGACTTGGATTTTCAAAGCATCTTTCCTATTCTTTCCAGAACTAAGATGATACTCAAGCATATCCATATCTACCTCAAACCCCGGAAGCTCAGCTTTAACCTTTACCTCGAAATCTAAAACAGTTTTCTTTAGCTCTATCTGCTTTTGTCCAGCTAGCAAAGGAGTTAACATATCTTTCATAGTCCCAAGCATTTCTGTTTTGAACTTCTCCAGATCAGTCCCACTTTTACCAGAACTTTCCAATAGCTTCTTAAGCTCTTTCATTGATACAGGTTTGTCATCCTCCCCTTTATCATCAGCATCACTATCGTCATTGTTGTCTTCTTCTGATTCATCATCAGCATCGTCACCAACTCCATCTAGCAACTCGTCAAGTATATCTTTATCGTCACCATCCTCATTATTATTTTCTTCGTTGTTATTTTCTTTATCGTCTTTTTTTTGTCCTGTCATGTCTTGCCTCCGTTATTAACTTAATCATTTCCAATATAACAATTATTTACTCGAATGTATACACTACGCTGGCTTCGGAACAGTGCCTTGCCCCTGTTGTGGGGATTGTTTCATGTTCGGACCTTGCCCATTTTGCTGTGCCTGAGGATCAACAGTCCCTTGCGTTGGAGCAGGAGGAACCATCTTCGTAATAATCTCCTGGTGTTGTCCCAGGTGAGCAAATATTAACTGTTGCTTATCTTCGCCTAAATCTGCGAAGTCTCTAGTGTTAATAAACTTTATCAAGACTCCAACGTGTTTGAACTGGTCATCAGTAACAGATACGCCAGGCATAGGATCTCCCGATCCAGCTTTGATTATTTGCTCTATCTCATAGTTTTGTTTATCCGTATGTTGATCAATAACATCAAATTCATACATAGTAAGACCAGCTAGATCTCTTAACTTCTCAAAAGGATTAGGCATATCGTTATACAATCCAAACTGAGCTATTTTAAGAGCCATGTCCAGCCTGGCCATTGGCGTATTAGGCATAGACTCGCCTATGTTAACCGAAACATCAAACTTATTAAGATCTTTGTCCTTAAACATTGAATAAGAATAAGACTGCCATCCACGCTCTCGGCCCATAATAGTAACAACTCTCTCGTTAGAATTAATTTTTATGAATAACTTTCATCATCTCTTTAAATAAAACTTAAACCCAACTTGTAGGTTTGATTTAGCGTTACCGATTTAGTTTCATCCTGGTCGATAAGCATAGCAGTAAGATTCCCACTAGCTTGAGATGTTGGAGAATTCCCTCTTGAAGCTTCTGACTGTCCGCCAGCTTCTCCCCACATCCTAATCCACATATTAAAATCCATAGTCTTTGGATGAGAAGGATCCCATTTAACAGGCAACTGGCCAGGTATCTTAGACGTATACCTAACAATCTCATCTCCGGCCATATCAAAAGTATCTATATCCTGCGATAGCTCTATTGAGTTTTCATCAATAAGCATTTTTTCTCTTTTTGAAAAATCATATTTAGATCTGGTTAACATTTGGTTAATGTCACGCTGGACACTTCTTAGTCCAGTTAAAGGCGTTCTTCCCTGCTTAGAGAAGAAGTTTCTGTAGTATGGTATATATATTAGCTCTGCTTCTAAAGTGATAGTTTCTAGCACCTCAGGCTGACCTCTAAACATATTAGCCACAATAGCCATTTTATTGACCTTACCATCTTTGTAGAAAACTTTAACGATCATAGTCGCATCATTAATCTCGATATTGTTTGAGACACCAGTTCTTTTGCCATTACGTTTATCCCCAAGACCTTGAAGCTCTTTATAGATATCCAAGTACCATCCATCCATAGCGTTCTCTAGTTTATCGGCAGAATATTTCTTCTTATATTTCTCGTTAATATACTCGGTGCTCATAACATCAAAGAAACAAGAATATCTCATTTTCTTCGGATCTTTAGCTAATGGATCAGAGTAAGAAGCTATGTCGCCTATAACCTCTACGTCAATATCGTCAATGTCTTTATTCCAGTACGGAAGCAAGAATACTCCAGCGCATACTAGCTGTACATCAATAAGATCCTGCATCTTGTCTTTAAAGTTTATATTCTCCAGAATACCCTGGAACATTTTCTGATAATTAAGTGCTAGCGTTACATCAGACCAATCTCTAGTCTTAGCAACAACTACCGGAGACGGATTCATTGATAGTATCTTTGATTTAACTGACTCAACATAAGGCACGAACATATTAGCAGTAACCTTTGGAACGTTCTCTGCCGGAACCAGCTCGGTAAATTTTGGGTTCTCCTGGAGAAATATTGCCATTGCTCGCCATCAAGGAACTTAATATTTAGTATTTTATCAGCAGTCTTTTCTCTATATGGGCCAGACATACTCCAATTATTCACTGCGTTATATGCGATGTTTGCTATTTTCTCATTAGTTAATTTCATAGGAACATATCCTCTTTTCCGTCTTTTTCCTCAGCCTCTTTCGGCTTAGGTGTTTGAACAACTTTCTTAACTTCGTCTATTCTATCAACGGCCTTTATTGTTGCGTATTCTTTGCTTTTCCCTGCAACTGCCGTTAACGTTTTATGTAAGTCCTGAGAATTCTTTGAAGTTATCGTCATAGCCTTAACCACTACAACTCCTAATGTTACGATTGCAAGCGCAACTAATCCGACACTATATTCCACCATCATTAAAATTCCTCGCTCCCTTTTTACTCCCATGATAACCCAACATTCCACCATCTTTCAATATCTTCTTGTATTCTAGGTTCTCAGTTGGCTTGTCATTTCGCTTCTGATAAGAAGGCAATTTCAGCGCCAGATAGTTAGCTATAGCGAACGACATAATGAAGTCATCGTGATATCCCTGGCTTGCTTCAGTGCGTTTATTATCCAGCTCAACATAATGCTCCATCTCTATTAAAAGCTTCTCTGGAAGCGCATGCCAAACCTCGTTAGATTCAAAATCGTATTTAAACTGGTCGATTATCAATCGCTTGCTTCTATCGTTAGTATTCCATCCCCAGCTTCTTAAAGGTTTCCCTTCTTCCATGCCATGATAATATACGTTCGGATATCGTCTTCTGATCAGCTCCTTAACGCAACTGTCTCTAAAATTATTCTCTATAGCTTCGGTAGCATAGTTATAATAAACGCCTAATGTTGCACACCTACTACCAAAAACCTCTGGAGGCGTGTTCATGGCATCGTATAAGGCCATAACTCTTGAAGTGCCTACCTCTAGTATAAACGCTTTGCTTCTATCGCCTTTACTGGTCCCATCGCTAACATCTCCGCCAAGCACATATTTCCTGGAAGGATCCGGTTCGTGATATATCAAGACTTCTCCACCTGGCCGTTCTACGAATACATCCAATACGTCGAAGCTATAAATCTTTATTGGTTTTAAGAAGCAAGCGTCAGGATCGTTTTTATAAATATCTATGAGTCTTGGGCTGAACACCTGGCTTCCGGTTAGAAGAAAGCAATCCTTGTCGTTCTCAGGGTACTTTACCTTGAACACTTCAAGCTTCTCTTCATAGCTTGCGCCTAACATTGATCTTATCTTTTGTTCTTCTCCAGGCTATCCGATCATAACCAAGACCATGTTTCTCCATCAGCACTTTTTCTTCTTCGTTAAGAGTTTCGTCAATCATCTTAATATCGGTAGCAGTGACAGTCTGGATATACTCATAGTGATCGTACCAGGTAAAAAATATTCCGTTATATTCGCTCTCGCCTTTAGAAGCTTGTCTATACATATCGGCAAACATTCCATCTCCACCATTAGCGATACTCTCAAAGATAATTACTGTCTCTCCGATATTCTGAGGTACTGTCTCTATAGACTCACCAACTCTTTTTTAACGTGCTGGCCTGGTATAAAACTGGCCTCAGAGAAATGCAACATACGCACAGTATCTCCGTGAGTAGATAAGCAAACCTGATAGTGACTATTCCTGTTCTTAATTTTGACTTCGTATTTATTACTAGCCTTCAAAGGGAACAGCTCTCTCATAAATTTTGGAAGATTATCGTATGCGAACTGAACACGTTTGAACAGTTTTTCAATAGTTCCATCATCATCGGCAATCGTTCTGGCTTCCATGTTGTCCTCGAACAGACAAGCATCCAGGAACATTATCATAACCAATGTAGTACACATTATCTGTCTAGCCTTAAGAACTATGTCACGGCCAGTGAACTGCTTAAGCATTGATATCTGTATTTCTGTTGGAATAAAAGGAACTGTCTTGCCAGCCTTGTTCTGGATCTTATAGAGCTTTCCAGAAGTTAATCGCCACATTCTATCGTGAAGCTTCCATCCTTTTTCTTTTTCTGCTAGCTTGCAGACTCTATCAAAATCTATTCTCCAATCAGCTTCAACCATGAAATCCATCACATTTAACAATGAATATAGGCCCATCCTTGGGCTTTTCTTTTATAATTGGGGAGTAATGTCCATTCTCGCACTTAAACGTTTCAACGCCCTTTTCGGTGAGCTTAAAAACACTACGAGTTTTCTTTTTACAAACGCTACAATATCTTTGGGTCATTCTATGCCCAGATCTTCAAGAAGCCATTCGATACCAGATCCTTTTCCTTTAGCCTGTTTTTTTATCTGAAGAAGTTCTTTTGTAGTCTTAGTGATCAGATTAACGCATTCAAGATATGTCTTAAGAGTTCCTGGATGTAATAAAGCATTAGTTCTGATTATGCCATCCTTATCCGCACTTACATCTGACATATAATGAGCGCAATCCTTAAGCTTCTGTACGTCTGCCTGTATTATTGCTCCAAGCTGGTCCAGCACTTCAAAGTTTGCTGAAAGCTCCTGCTTGTCCTCATCAATAGCTTCCATGCCACCAGTAATAGGTATCATATCGGCCATTACAGAGATAGATCCTGGACTACTTCATAAAGGTCGAATGTTGTCATAGTCTCAATAGCGAGCTTATCGTTTATCTCGATATTAAACTCTTCTTCAATAGCCATAAGAACCTCAACCTTATCCAAGCTGTCCATAAATAGATCCTCTTCAAGATTGTCCTTAGCTCCAATCTGGTCAGTGCTTATCGTCATCTGCTCAGCGATAATCTCATCTATTCTCAATTTTTGGTCTTTTCCATTCATGCCATCCATCCCCTTCTACGCTCGCTAGTCTTTTGCTTCTCAGCAACAGCTTCAACCTTTGGAACAAGGTTCTTAGCCACAATAACCCTAGGCCTTAATCTAAAGTCAGCTTTGACTTCCATTATTTACATCCAGTTATAACATCTAAAACATCTATAACTTCTTCTGCCACGAACTCTAAAATTCCTGATAAAAATCCCACTACCAACCTCCTAATTATTACTTACATTAATCATCACGGCAACGCTAATCAAAAGTCCATCATATACTCCGTGTGTTTGAATATAATATCATCAACAGAGATAGAATTAATAATAACGCTCAG